GCCTGCACGACTGAAAACTATTGAAGAAATCTGCGACCTGAACGGAGCCGAGCTGTACCTGCGTGAGGTAGGCGGCGTATCCCGTTCTGAGGCGAAGGCTCTTGTGTCTCGTTTGCTTTCGATTGCGCGGCGTGAGGTCGCGCGACCGGATGAAAGCGAGGAAATGAAGACCATCGCAAAGCTACTGGAGAAGCGACAGGTTTTTGCCTGACGCATCCAACGCCACCAACGAACCGCCTACGGGCGGTTTTTTTATTTCCGAAAGGTAACAAATGGAACTGAAAGACATCGCGCAGACCCTTGAAGATCAGGGTAAAGCGTTCAAGGCATTCCGCGAAGCGAATGACGAACTCATCAAAGCCAAGGCAGAGGGCAAGGCCGTCGCCGATCTGACTGCAAAGGTCGAAAAGATTTCGGCTGAACTGGAAAAGCTCGATGATGCAAAGGCTGCTATTGACGAAATGCTGAAAAAAGCAAATCGTCCGCAGTCCGAGTCTGAGGCAAAAGCTGCAAACGACATTGCCGCCGAAACCAAGAGCTTCAACATCATCCTGCGTTCTGAATACCAGATCAAAGGCAAGGCGTTTCCGGGCGAACTGACGGTTGACGCTTACAAAGCCTACAAATCCGGCTTCTTCAAAATGGTTGCTGGCGTTCCCATTGAGGACTTGCCCGCTGAAGAGCGCAAAGCAATGTCCGCAGGCAGTGACCCTGACGGCGGCTACTTGCTTCCGCCCGCGACTGTCGGCGCAACGCAACGCAAGATTTACGAACAGTCAGTCATGCGTCAACTGGCGGCTGTCCAGACGATCAGCGGCAACGACATCGAGGGCATCATCGACAACGATGAAGCCTCCGCCGGGTGGGTTACGGAGCTTGGCACTCGCAGCGACACCAATACCCCGGCTGTAGGCAAATGGCGCATTGAAGCGCACGAAATGTACGCAATGCCAAAAGCGTCGCAGCGATTGCTCGATGACGCTGCCGTTGACGTGGAAGCGTGGCTTGCTGGCAAGGTCGCTGACAAATTCGGGCGCGTCGAAGGTCTCGCGTTCTGGCAGGGTACTGGTGTTGGTCAACCGCGCGGCCTTGCTGCGTACACGACCGCAGCGACCAGCGATGACACGCGCGCATGGGGCCAGTTTGAGCACATCAAAACGGGCGCTAACGGTGCATTCCACACGACCAAGGCTGATCCCTTGCAGGACATCATCGGCGCGTTCAAGCCGCAATACCTGCAAAACGCCTCGTGGTGCATGCGTCGCGAACTGCGTACCGACATCCGCAAGATGAAGGAAGCAACCAGCGACCGCTATCTGTGGGAGCCGTCTCTGCAAGCTGGCATTCCTGACCGTTTGCTTGGCTATCCGGTGTACGTCGACCAGTACATGCCCGCGAAGGCAACCGACTCGCTCTCGCTGGCGTTCGGCGATTTCAAGCAGGCGTATCTGATTGTTGACCGCCTTGGCATCCGCACTTTGCGCGATCCGTTCACCGCGAAGCCTTATGTCGTGTTCTACAGCACGAAGCGAACAGGTGGAGGTGCGCAGAACACCGAATCCTTGAAGTTTTTGAAATTGTCGGCTTAGTCAACTAGGGGCGCGCTTTAGGCGCGCTCCAACCAGAAAGGAAATGAAATGAATCTGTTGAAAAACGTGAAAGTCACGTATGCGGCGGCCTCGTCCGCTGCGGCGCAGACTGAGGTGCTGACAAGCGTTCTGGACATGCAAGGCTATGACGGCGTGATGTTCGTTGCATTGCTCGGTGACGTAACGGCAACCAGCGTTCTGACGCTGACCGCAAAGGGCAATACCGCAAGCAGCACCAGCTCACCAACGCCGGTCACGCAAAAAGCATCAACCGCATTTACTGCGGGCGCGAGCGATGCGGATAGCACGGCCATCATCGTTGATGTCTACGACCCGGCGATTCGGTACATGTTCGCGAGTCTGACGCGCACCACTGCTAACGCCGTGGTTAACGGAATCGTGGCGATTCAGTACAAAGCTGAATACCGTCCGACGACCCAAGATGCGACGGTTCTTGCCAGCGCTCTTGGCCCGGGTGTAGCGGCCTAATAGGCCAAAGCGTGAAGCGCCCTCCTTGTGAGGGCGTTTTGCATTAGGGCTTCCAAAAGGGAAACATCATGGCAACGACATCAATCATTTCCGACGGAACGACAGAAGCGAACTCTTCTGATTTCTCCCTCGCCGCAGGGGAAAGCGCAACGCTCAGTCTTCGTGGTGCGGGCGGTGGCGCGCGTGTCGTGATTCAGTTCAAGGCGTCCGACTCGACCTATCAGGACTTCGGATATCTTGACTCGCAAACTCCGGTGGTCGTGCTGTCGGCTATCGGCACGTTCCGATGTGTAAAGCGCGCGAGCACAACGGCTTTTGGCGTGGATAAATCCTAAATGCCCGCTCTCCGCTCGCCGATCCGCTCGCCGATCCGCTCGGCGTTCAAGCCCGCGATTCGTTCGTCGTTTGACTATTCGGGCGGCGCATCTACATCGGTTCCATCCGGCGGCTTTGAGCTTCGCGAAGACGGAACCTTTGAGTTACGTGAAGACGGTACTTTTGAATTGAGAGAATGACATGCCAGATACCAAAACAAGCGCCGAAACCGCGATCACGATACTAAAGGGCGCGGCGATCATTCGCGGTGTTCAGGATGCCGCCAACGGCAAAATGACCGTTGAACAGGTTCGCACCGTCATTCATCCTGATGGTGTTGGCGATATGTCAACGGATGACACGGCAGCGGTTGCTGCGGCGCTGTCTGCTGCGTCTCCGTCCAAGGCGGTGCGACTGGCAAAACGTCACGCCGTCACCGCGTTTGATAATTCGCTCGGCGCTCCGTTTGAAGGCGCAGGCTTCGCGCGTCTGACGTCGGGTGCGTTGCGTGGAATTCCCGCACTACGCTCTCCGCGTCTTGGCTTCGGTCAAGAGCTGCTGCATGTTTTCCACACAAGGCTCTATAGCGGCTTGGTGCACACCATTGCCATGACTGGCGACAGCACAACGTCCCTGTTTGACAGCACCTTGCTCCCGAAATACGCGGCGCACTTTAACCATAAAACTTGCACGTTCGATAATCGCGGCCACTCTGGAGCCACTGCCGCCGATTGGGTGACGACATATTTAGCTGGCGACATCGCTGCCAGCAAGCATCTGCTCATCGTGCGTTGGGGAGCAAACGACCCGACAGCGGGACGGACAGTCGCGCAGGCAATCGCCTCGATTCGCACTGGTCTCGCGACAATTCGCGGTACGGCAGGACAGGACCTCAAAGGCTTGTCGATTTTGCTTTGTTCTCCAACAGTAATGTCTGATCCTACGCTTGGGCGGGAGGAAAGCTACTTTGAAGGAATGTCCAACGGACTGCGACAGGCCGCTATTGATTATGACTGTGCCTTTCTTGATCTGTACGCCTTGTTTACGAATGCACGCGGCGGCTCGTATGCAACCGGCAACGCTGCTGCAAATTTGTGGATGGACGACCCGTTTGCAAATGGAACGGCGATTCACCCGAGCGCGATGCACAACTTTCGCATCAATCAGGCCATTGCAGAATTCATCTACGGGCCACTGGAAATGGCCCCGTACTACGCGGGAGAGCTCTATCGCGCAAGCTCCGCGACGACCGCAGAGCGAACGGCGGTGGCTACCGACAATCCTACGACATATCCATACGGTGTTAGCACATATCGTACTGACGGAACATTCCCTTACAACGCGTTCGTTACAACCTTTCGGCATTATGACGGATACCCGTTTCAAATAAATTCTGGCGCATCTGGAGAAATAGCGTTCCAGTTTCGCACTGCGACTAGTGGCACCGCATGGACGGCATGGTCAAAAGTAAGCGGCGTCACTGGTACGGCAGCAACGGTCGGATCAGGTTTCTCGCTTCCGGGCGGTGGCGAGAACATGACATCATTTTGGGACGGCATAAGTAATGGCACAGTGATTGCCGATGGCTATTTAAGTCAAGGCTCTGCGGCGATTATCGACGGACAAACCATGGCCACGTTAGCGCACGCCCCCGGGTCGGGAAAGACCTATTGTCAGCTTGGCTTCTATAACGGAAGTTGGGAATACGGGCTTGGCGAAGTTCTCGCAAGCGGCGTCGTGAAGGCGGTCAATAACTCTGTCGCCAGCAACATAACGCGCGTGTACATCACGGCTACCTACAGAAAAGCGTAATGCTCACTTGGCAGAACACCGGCGACCCCTGCACCCGTAACGAGCGCATGAAATGACCATCACCAGCCCGACCAGCGATCCAACACCGCAAGGCAGCAATGAGCGGAATTAAGGTAATCACGGCACCGTCCGACCCGGTGTCGCTGGCAGAAGCTCGCCTGCGCCGATTGCGCAAAAGGCAACAACGCCGTTCACGGCAGGCGCTTCGGATGCAGACTCTACCGCTCTTGTCGTGGATGTCTACGATCCCGCGTTGCGCTACGTGTTTGCCA